TCAGCTTTAATTACCTCTGCGTGTTGACGTTCGGTATCAGCCAAGTGCTGGCGAGCCAGTTCTTGCGTCCGTTCATCAATTGCCCGTCGCCGGGCAAGTTCACGCGCAGTTTCCTCGTCCGTGAAGCCCGACTCCACCTTCTCCCTCAGGTCATCAGGAAGAACATTTCCCGTCACCTTCTGGAGTTGGTTATAATGGGACTGCAACCGCTGAAGCGCCGCCGCCGGGTCAGTCTTCATCAGGGCCATGATGTTGAAGCCCTCGGCCACCTCTTCGATCTTTAGACCGTAGGTGTCCATGAAGCCTGTTACCTTGCGGTAACTATTGGCATCAGCCCGGTGAACCTCGAATTCCTCCTTCGTCACCTTGGAAGAACGGAGATCACGATTCTGATTCAGCAGTTCCTTGAAACGAGGATGGTGAGCAAATGGAAGCTTCGCATCATCTTGCGGGGTTTCAGGCTGCGCGGCCAAAACCTTGACCGGCTCTTGTATGGCTGACGAAGCCTCCTTTTGCGGCGCCTTCGACACGACTGATCGGATCACGTCGAGAAGCTTGGCCTTCGGTACGTCGGCATCTGATTTTTCCGTGTCTGACGAGGCGACGGGAGGGTTTACGTCAGGGGTCGATGTGCCCTCAGCCACGACTGAAACGTCACTTGGCAAAGGGGCTATTGCTTGCGCCGACTCAGTCGTGGCATTGGCAGTATCGGTGGACGAATCCGACATTACGTCTCCATCATGGGGCGGGGCCATTGTTTGGTCCCTAATTGTGAGGATACGGTAACCTGATACCTCTGTCAAGGCAAATGCGGTATCATATTACCGTGGACAAGGAAAATTCGTCGTCATTTATCCAGGAATCTGCGGCCTCGGGTTCTCCGGAGCAATACCGCCCGACCTTCCTGGTATCTGCGGACTATTGGCGTTGCCATGCTCGCCCTGCATATTCGGGTCTTGATCAGGGCGACCAACATTCGCCGTCGTTTGCTTAGCCCCACCAGCAGGACCAGAGGCGCTGTTCATCGCGGCGATGCTGGGTAGCCCCGGCTTCCACACATCCTCGGCGAGGAGATCATCGTCGAGGCGCCGGAGCGTCTCCGACAACACGAAGTAGGGATCGACGCCGGGAGTCTGGATCAGCAAGGGCATGACCTTCTCCCAGTTCTGGAGGTTCATGACCTTATTCGGCCTCCCAGAGCTTCCGGCCTTGACCTCAAGGTACAGCTCGTCAGCGACATCCTGTTTGGAGAGCGTCGGCCATACCGCCCCAGGACCAGCAATCTTTCGGGCAGTGGCGCCGTCCAACTCAGTCAACAGCACTTGGCTTGCAGCTGCGGCCATCTCACTCAGCATGTCGTCAAGCTCATCGACTGCGCTGGATAGCGCAGACATGCGGCTGCTCTCTGCAATCGTGCTCTCGGTCGCAGTCGATTTGCTAGTCCCGCCAAGATTGGCTTCCTGAGCCCCAACGACCTTTTCCAAGTCCTGGAACATCGGCCCAACGTCATAGACATTGGGGTCAATCGGGAACATCTTCATTGGCTGAACCAACTCTTCAGCCTTCTGTCCAGGAGCCAACCCGTTCAACTCAAGAATGGCGTTGGCAGGGTGGCTCTGGAGTTTCTCTGCATCATCTGTGTCCAGCACCCCAGCCGAAGTGAGATACTTCGGACGATTGGCGCGCCTGTGCTCACGCAACCCCTGTCGTGAGCGGTTCAAATCCTGCTGCATGTCACGCATCAAGCGAACATCGCTCGGAGGAAAAACATAATCGTCATGCTCTAACTCATTGAAGCTGAGCACGAAGAACGGCCAGAAGCGCTTCAGCATGACCGGAGGTGGCTCAGGCTCAACCAAAAACTCAGGGTAACCGTCCGCCACAGTGTAAACGATACCGTCCGACTTGCTGTAAATCTCCCATACGCAAGCAAGGCCATCACGCTCGCTCTCTGAAGAGTCAAAGCGCGGCCCTACGTTTGTCTGTTCAACACGACCGTCAGACTTGCGCTGATAGGCGCGGAAGCTCTTACCAAGATCGACGTGGTAAATCTCCTGCACCTGTTCCGGAGTCAGAAGATATTCCTGCGTCACATGGTCGCACCCAAGGAAGCCTCGAAGCTGGCGACACTTTCGGTCGGGAATGATGCTGGTCGCCGATGGGAAGTCGAACAGCAATCCCTCTCGCACCAACACTCGCTCTTGTGAGTGGAGCGCGGTGAGGGCGATGCGGAGCTGTTCGGCGTCGGCGCTATCGTCCTGAGTCTCGTCGTCATGGATATCGACGGAGATACGCTCGATGGTGGCGAGGCGCTGGGAGAGGTCGGCGATCTGCGCCATCATCTCCGGGCGCGGCTCCATCAGGCGATGATATCCCAACTTCACATAAGATACGCCGCAAGTGACCGCCCGCCGCACCAACTGCTTCATGCTCGCCTTGAAGGGGATGGGCTGCTCGTCAAGCTGATACTGATAAATCAGCTCCAACGTCCGGCCCATCTTGTTATAGAGCTCCTTGCGCTGCTGGCCTTGCTGATAGTCAGCCAAAAGCTGCTGCACCTGTGGAGGCGGCGGCATGCCGACTTGAGCCGCTTGCTGGATTGCTTGCGCAGCTTGTGTAAGGCTATCCATGCGACCATCCCAAATCTGGAACTCGCACTTAGGCCGGCGACGCGCTACAGCCTTCGGGTTCTTGGCATAAAGAGCCGCAACCATGGATTTGACATGCCGTTGGGCGATGTTCGCAGTATAGCGATTGTCACCAATCGCATCCCACTGGTTACCAAACGCGAAATCCTGATCCTCGCGAATGGTCTTAAACGGCTTCTCCCAACGCTTCTTGTCATCAGTAACCGCCGATTGCCAACGCTTGACCAGCGCAGCCCGGCCCGGCTCTGGCTGAGGGACATCACGATCAAGAATGTTTCGAACCGGCTCTTGATCTTGCATCAACTCGTCCATTAAAACCCTCCGTTGGCTATAGCCGCAATCTTCTGCTTTCGCTCAAGATCAGCCGCAGCCCTAACCCATTCAATCGTTCCCGTCTTCGGAAACGACAAGATATTCGACGCCTTCATTGGCTTCGCAGATACCTGAGATTGTAGACCAAGCCCTAGGTGAGCCAGAGCATCAACAAAGTCGTCATTGCGACCATGTGGGAACTTGAGCATCTGCTCCCGCGCCTCCGGCCACCACGGAACGAAGTCAGGGAAATGAACCCGGCGCATTGACATCCGAGCCTGGATAGCCTGAGCCCGCGTCTGTTTGTCCTGCACCGGGGTTTGCTCGATCAGAGCGCAGTAAACGCTTCGCTCCTGCATACGCTTACGAAGGAACGGACCAATCGACTTGCTGATATGGCCGCGCTCTGCCCACCAGAAGAGAGGCTTCCTAGCCTCCATGATGTTCAACATGGCCTCAACAACCTTGTCGGTTTCCTGGCGCTGCCACCAGCAATCAGGAAGTATCCAGATATCACCCTTCTCACATATGCCAGCCACCAAAAGACACGTCGCATCACGGTCTTGGCGTGTACTAACCGCGTGGTCGCTCGCAGCGTAGACCCGCAAATTACGCGGCAACTGGTGCTGTTTGTATGTGGAGATGAACTGAGCCTTAAAGAAATCACCATCATCAGGAGCCGGGCGCCCCTGATACAAGGCGGAAAATCCGCGAGGATTAAGCCTCCTAGCATTATCAAGATACTCAATGCTAAATCTCTCCGGCCAAAGTGCCTCCCCAGGATTACGCCCCATGGCGTCATTATCCATAGCAATAGCAGGGAGATCAAGAACCTTCCATTGCTTCGATACTTCTTCGTCATAGCATGGATTAGTTGGATCAGTCAATCGTCCAACTAAATCGTCTTCGTGCCAGCGAGTTTGTATTAACACTACGCGAGCGCCAACAGTCATCAATCGAGACATTGCAGTATTAGTAAACCACTGCCAAAGCTTATCCCTCTGAGCTGGTGAATTTGCCTCTTCGTCATCCTTGATTGGGTCATCGATTATTAAGCAGTCAGCGCCACGGCCGGTGATACTGCCCCCGCGACCTACAAAAGCAACCATGCCACCTTCGATTGTAACCAATCGCTCCGCACTGGCAGACCCTTCTCTAAGCTCGAACTTAGGGAAGATGGACCTATATACAGGCGTATTGACAAGATTTCTAAACTCACGCCCAAAGTCTAATGAGAACTGCTCATTGTATGTGGCAAATATAATAGAGCTATACGGGTTCCTTCCCATAAACCAAGCCGGGAATTTTCTGCTAGAAATCTCACTTTTACCATGGCGCGGCGGCATGTTGATGATAAGTCGAAGTATTCTTCCAGCCTCTACTTCCTCAAGAGCCGCAGCAATTGCTTGATGGTGCTTCTTTGCAACGTACCGGCTTTCAGTGTGGTCGTCAGGATGATCAGGAGTCGGCATGACTATCTTCACAAACGAAATCAGGTCATCCTTCGCCTTCAGCAATGCAAGGCTGCGATTGGTCGCCTTGGCGGCCGTCTCCAATGCCTTCCACTGGAGACGAACCGCTTTCAGCTTATCAGGAGACAGCGTCAGCACTTCTTGCCGCCGCCCTTCTTGGGAGTGCAGGGCTTTGCCATGAGATCACCCCTTGGTAAACGTTAGAATACCACCAGCAACCGACGTGCCGATGGAGAGAATGGCATCAGAATGCTCAGGAGAGGCATTAACACCAAGAGCCCCGAGAATCCCAATCATACCAAGCCAAGTGCTGCGCTCAGAAAGCCGCTCTAGAAAGTAAGCAAACATCTAAACCTCCATGTGTGAAAGTGAAAG